CTTTGGGCATTACGTATCTGGCCTAACAGCCCGTTAAGAGACACTCTAGAAACAAGGTGAACCATTGCTAAAACCTAATCTAGGGTTGAAGAACCAGATATTAGTTGACAAATGGAAAAGTTACAGACAGCTCCATCATGGTGATTCCATGAAAGCAGACGGAACTGCTTTAACAAACGGGTAATCCGGCACGGAAAATATTGAAAGTACAATTAAATAAACATGAGATTTAACCAACAAGAACAAAACACAAATTATCAATTTGAGCAAATTAACATTACAACAACCAAATCAGGCTGGCTACCAAACTATATTGATTATCTTCACTTGTTTAAAACGACATTTATATTTATACGTGATACATTTACAATTACCGAGGCTGTCAATGTTCTATTGAACATTGGTGTCTTTTTCCTAATACTGTGCATTATTCGGCTTATAGGGTGTGTTTTATACAAAATACGTCGCAACCACAACATTCACGCAAAATACTCGAAGGTCATCAATGAAACAGCAGCAGCTGCCATGCGTCAGAAAGACACAATGAACGCTGCAGATGCCGATGATGACCATTTGGAATACATTGACCCAGAAAACCCGAGGCGAGGCAAGAGAATTAAAAGGTTCGGAGAGACCCCATTCCGGAAAATGATCGTGGCAGAGCTTAACGCTGATTTAGGGCAACTAGATTGGACTAAAGCAAATGAAGCCGTGGTCATGAAACACTCTGCTTCACTTATGGAACGCAAAGATATGAGAAAAGCTCATATTGGGTTACATGTCAAAATGATCACTCTCATGTATTTTACCCCTTCACGACACGAAATTGGGTGTGCCAGAGCCACAGAAAATGAGGACTTAAACCTGCGATTGCAAGCGTATAGAGGCAATTCCAAGTCCTTCTTATCTTATCTCTTTGGTGGTGCTTCACAAGAGCGCTATCTGAGAGATAGCTGATGGGGCCCCATCGAAGCCTACGGTATAGAAACAACCCCCACACAGGTAGACCCTCATCTGTACCGGCAGGTTAGGCTTCACAAAGGGGTTGCACGAGATGTTCGAAGAAAATACACCCGGATAACAGGGCCAGCTGGATATCACCGTATAGGAATTCACAATTCATCGATAAATAATCTTCACAGAGGAGTAGTTGAGAGGATCTTTGTGGTTAAAAATCCTGACCCGGAGGGAGAACCATACATCCGCACGCCAACACCACATCGGCGTTTTCTGCGTCAAAATATGCAGCTCTTTTCTGACGAAATCATGAATTATTTGCCGTGTACCACCCCCATCAACTTGGACGATTATCCGAGACTGTATGAGGGTCGGCAGCGAACGATTTATGAAAATGCCAGAAAATCTCTATTGGACCGTAGACTCACCCGCAAAGATTCGGAAGTTGACACCTTTGTAAAAGCTGAGAAAATTAACCTCACAGCAAAACCTGACCCAGCACCAAGGGTCATTCAACCCAGAAATCCCAGATACCATTTATGCCTAGGTCGTTACCTTAAACACATAGAAAAACCCATGATGACTGCCATTGACCAAGTTTTTAGGGCTCGAACCATCATGTCCAGCCTCAATTCACTTGATCAGGCGGCAGCTATTCGTGAAGCCTTTTATAGTGTTAAAGACCCAGTTGCAATTGGCTTAGACGCAAGTCGTTTTGACCAGCATGTGAGTGTGCCTATGTTAGAGTGGGAACATGACATCTGGAAAAAATGCTACCACGGTGCTGACCGTGAAGAGCTCTCAAAATTACTAAGCTGGCAACTGAAAACTAAAGGTAAAGGACGTACCAAGGATGGCAAATTGAAATACACAGTTACAGGCAAGCGTATGTCAGGTGACATAAACACCAGTTCCGGCAATAAGTTGATAAT